ATTTGTTTTAAGCAACAAAAAACCTCGCTATCTGCGAGGTTAAATGGATTTTGTATTTTAACTATCTGAGGCATTTTTCCATATCTCCAAAATATGCCAACCATTCATTTTTAAGTCAGGCAGTTTTTGAAAAATTACACCAACTCCTTGCATATTATGTAGCACACCACCGCCATCAATATCAGCATAAATGCCAACGTGACAGGGATATTTGTTTTGTGTTAATACTGTTATGTGTTTATCTAATAGTTTATTATCGGAAGATAACTTGTTGTAATTAGTTGATTTCTTAAATTCGCATAAAACTTCTCTTAAGCTTGTTGCATCTGTTACGATTGGAGATAGTTCCACGCCAAGTTCGTTTTTATAAACTTCTCTGACCAATCCCCAACAGTCATATTCACCATTAACCCAAGGCTTGCCAATATATTTTTCTGCCCAATGTTGCATTTGTCTCCATTAAAAATATAAAATATATTATTGTTTGTTTAAAAATTTAAATAAGCCATATAACGCACTAATAATGGTTATAATGGTAATCATGCCGCCTATATAAACATTTGTATAAAGAAAGTTGAATAACCATTGTAAACTTCCACCATATTGTTCAAAATATGATGCTTTTGTTTTCAATTCTTTATTTTGAATCCTTTGCAAAATATTAGCAAAAACATCAACCTTTCTTGAAGTAGAACGATGTAATGAAATATATTGTTTAGCTTCAAATGCTCTTGCTTCTTCTTCACCTGATAAAAAATCGATATCCGTAATACTATTTAATTTTATTAAATTTTGTAATCTAGGGTGTCCTATATAGCCTACACCATAAATATCAACTAATAAACGTGCTAAATCTACTTTTTTATCATCATGGATAACTATAGGAGTTCCTCCTAAAATTTGAAATCTTAATTCAATTGCGCCAAAGCCATAATTTTCATCTCTCATATTCCAATGAACAAATTTTTTATCTTTATTTTCATTAATAAATATATAAAACTTATCTAACATTTGTTTTTCTAAATCAGTATACATTTCTTCCAAATTATCTAGAGATTTATGTTGTAATTCTGCTTCTTTGTGTATAGAGAAACAGCGCGTTTGACCATCATCTAATTTTCTAACTGCAATTGATGTTATTTTAGGAGATGTTCCATCCTGCCGATCATAAAAACTCTCACAAGAATAATGAATAATTAAAACATTTCTAGCATCTTCCATTAAATCACTAATTATTTTTAAAGCCCTTTTTCTTCTTTTTATATCAATTTTCATGAACATCTCCTTAAAAAAGTATAGCATACATCCATGAAACAATAAAAATCAAGTTCTATTAACTTATCAATCCCATAAATTTAGATAAACGATAGGTTTCATTAGGAAATGTTTTGTTTCCAATGTCCGTCATACGAGCTTTTGCTGTAATTTTATAAACATCACCACTTACCTCTGTTACGGTTAAGCTAATTGGCGGTATCATTTGAGGTGTACTTAAATCCGTTGATAAATATGGACGATAAATCAACTCTGTCTTATGCTGTGATGATGCCGCATTATCTAAGTGCTTAATGATTTCTCGGCTCACATTATCGATTTCTATTGATATTTCAGGAACAGCAGAGGTATCAACTGGAGGAAGTTCAATATCAAAGCACATTGCTTGAAATGATACTTCTTCGCCTGTTTCTAACGTTGCTGTTATCCCATGAAAACCCTGAACAATACGAATTGTGGTTGGTTTACCATCATCATCGATAAAGTCCGGATGCTTGATTTCCAAGGTATGATAGATAAACACATCACTAGGGCTAGAAGCATAAGCTTCAATAATGGCCTGTTGTAAAACATCATTTGGCATTTGTTTTCTCCTAATATCCGACAGCCATCCAAGAAACATAACCTTGCCGCCACGCATCTCCATCACTGTCTCTATATCTTATTTTGAAGGATGTAGTAGAAACACCAACAGCAACAACACTATAATTATAATCAGATGTCGCATTTGTTGGTTGATTATATGGTGTCAGCACCAAGGTTATAATTGCCGAAGCAAAAGCTTTAGGAAAAGTAACACTAAAATCAGCATTACTATTTACATTAACTCGGCCACCTTGCATAATTAGTCCTGTTACATTGTTCTTTTCCCAAAATGAAGTAGAACTTTTTGAATAACTTCCTGTTTTATTAAATAAAGTTGCAGCAGTTATGTTTCCCAGATTTGTATCAACTTTATTGGCGACAATATTTCTAAGTTCTGTTGTATCTTCTTCTGATAAAGGTCTGCTAATATCTGCACATTTGATGTAAACCAGTTCATAATAAGATTTAGGACGAGTTTCAGAGCCAAATCGAGCAGTTCCATGAGCACCTGTTTTAGGATTTAAAACCGCTACATCGGGACTATCCTGTCTTAATCCTTCATCTGTTCCACTGGTTGTTCCTATTGTAGCTCCATCACCAGAACCATATGCATCCTGACGAATTTGTGCAATATGGTAGTGTCCTTGAAACTGATCGTTTAAGACTGTTCCAAGGTTATCTGTTGTACCACTTCTGGCATAGTTTTTCAAAAGTGGCAAAATAACTGTATCATTATCAACCTTAACATATGAGGCACACATACCATAGCTTGAAACTTGACTGTCGTAGGTGCTTTCTGTCGTAAAAACTAGATAATTCGTATCGACCAACTGTTCAAAAAAGTCTGGATATCTCGCTCGAGTTATCGTATTTTTATACCATACAGGCTCATAACCATCAGGGACTTTTGTATTTGCAGGCACACTTAATTTTGAACCTAATGGTGCTGGAGCACAGCTTTCAGCATAATATTTAGAAAGATTTGTTTGTTCTGTTGCCAATGCTATTTGAGTAGCTCCTTCAGTTTTTATATTATTAATCTGTGTAGTTCCAGCAGAATTAACATTACTTATTTGTGTAGTTGCTGTTGCATTTATAGATGAAAGCTGCGTTGAAGCTGTATTTTCAATAGCCGATATTTGAGCGTTTGTTTCTGTTTGTATATTTGAAATAGATGTATCTGTAGCGGATGAAATATTATTAAAAACCTCCGATGCTTGATTTTTAATAGTTAAAGTATCAGCTTTTAACTGTGATACTTCAGATTTGATAATATTTGTGTCTGATTTTAATTGGTTTGCTGTATTTTTTGCTACAATTGCCTCATCACGAGCGGCCTCAGCCTCAGCCACAACATCCGACACACCTCCGGTTATTGCATCACGAACATCTTTTAATTGTTTTGCGACAGTAGGAACATTTCCATTTTCTGTAGGTACATAGCTTACATCATCACCATGTATGATATCATGCCATTTTTGAGCATCAGTTTCAGCCAAAGAAACAGTTGCTTCCAGTCTTTCTTCCATATTTGCCATAGATTAAGCTCCTTTACAGGGCATAAAAGTTAATTCACCAGCTGTTAATTTAACAACATCACCAACATCAACGAGAAAAGATAAGCTGTTGTATTCTTCCCAATTTCCATAAGATCCATATTGTCTAAAAACTGTATATCCATTAATGTATCCTGTGATATTGCTGTTATAGACAGTATTTCGCATCAAAACCCATCCTATTTTTGTAATGGTAACATCTGTATTTAAGGAGAGCGTTGTCCTTTGAGACCAATTAGGACATAACCATTGCATGATTTGGGGTATAGAACTCTTTGAAATATTAGATAGCGTAATATCTAATTTACTATCTGTTGCATTTTCAGCTCTGTCTGCTTGAGCTGTTGCTTCTGCTACTTGTTCCGCTACTGCTGTTTTGACATTAGAAACCTGTGTCGTTCCTTCAGCTTTCACCTCTGAAATACCTTGAGAAACAGCCGTTGATATAGAGTTAAAAGTTGTTTGAGCCATATTTTTATAGCTCTCTGCGGTATTTCTGAACTCCTGTGTATCAGATTTTAATTGTTCTATTTCCGATTTTATCACAAGAGCATTGTCTCTAACGGCTATTGTTTCATTTTTAGCCGTCAAACAAGAACCTAAATAATCAGCAGCGCCATTTATTAGCTCGTCTCTCACATCCTTTAATTGTTTGGCAACAGATGGAACATTGCCATTTTCAGTCTTAACACTTATTGCATTATTACCATGAATTATTGTATGCCAAAGAGAGCCATCTATTTCTACTTGCGAAACAACGGCTTGTAGCCTTTCTTCCATATTCATTTTACAGATCCTCTATTTGTTTCGGACAAGTTACATGAACAAACTCATGCAGACGATTTACAGATTTAGTTAATTTTTCAAAATCGTTGGAAAGTAAGATATTCAAGCCCCCCTCCGATAGGGTAGGCCGCTCTCGTATCTCTAGTTCTGAGGTAATTGCCCATAAAATGCCATTTTGAAGTTTGGCGGTAAATTGTTGAGTGAAACGAGCCTCTTGTTCAATTAATCCCAATCCACCCAACAATTTTATAACAAACCACTCAGCCCCTTCTTTTGCATGGTACTTATACCAAGCCTCAAAAAGTGAAAACTGCGAAGCATTCATAAACCACTTAACCGTAATTTTACTCGGTACAGCATCAAAACGTCTACGCTGTCTTGCAGTTCCGGCCTCCATTTGGGTTCTAATAATTGCTTCATTAGGTGTAATGGAGTATTCCTCAACCAAGGGCAGAGGTAACAAATCTGGAAATCTTGCTGTCATAAATTATCCTTTTAACCATAACTGCCATAAGCAGGATTTAAGCCATATCTACGCTCTAAAACAGGCGCTAAACCTGTTCCTTTAGAAACATTTTTTGATATAGAGCTTTCAATTTTCTCAATCATGATATCAAGGCTGAACTTTCCGTTTCCTTGATTAGACTTAGAAACAGAAGCTTTGACGTCTGATGAGGCATTATTTATTACATTTACACTGATATTAACGGTCGAACCATTATCACCAAGGGCTTTCATCTGTTCTTTAGTAAAAACACCTTCGCCACGTTTAGCAATAATTGGAACTTCATCACCTACAATACCACCGCCATGAAACTTCGGAGCACCACTAAAAACAGATAAACTGGCAGATTTAGTGCTTAAATTATCAGCGCCAATAATTCCACCACTATGAGCTGTCGCAAAACCAAAGTAACTGCTAATCCCGTTCATCAAAGGCTGAGTAATAGATTGTCTGATAGCAATCTTGGTTAAATCACTCAATATCGCATTGGCAAAATCAGAAAAGCTTGCTTTCCCATTAACTACAAACGAGGTAAGAGCATCTTCCATATTTGAAAAAGCATTTTTTACAGCGCTTTCACCAAGACTTGCGAAGTTACTCATCTCTTTTTGAACATCTTGAAATCCTCTAACAAAACCATCAGACAATGATTTTGAAGAATTAAGAGCGGTTTCATCAGCTTTTTTAAACATATCATCATAAACTTGATTTATCTGCGCCTTATATTTTTCATAATCGGCAGAACTGGCATCAAGGTTATTTAAGGCATTGGCTCGCCACTCATCAGCTTTTGCCATTGCTTGTTCATAAGGAGTTTTAATCTCCAAAAGTTTCTGTTTAAGGTCTTCTAGGTTCTTTTTATATTTTTCTTCTTGTTCCTTAGAAACAGGGGTAATTGTTGTTTTTACCTCCGTTTCGGTTTCAATCTTCGGACGAAGTTCCGGATTTTCAAGATACTTAAGCTCTTGTCTTGCAGTCCAAGCATCTTTTTCAGCAGCTTTTAATAATAAGAGTTTATTCTGAATTTCCTGTGCTTGTGGCTGAAAATCAGGATATTCAGCCGCAATCTTCCAAATCTCTTTCTCATACTGAGCTAAATCAATCTTTGATTGTTTTAAGATTTCTGCCCAATCTTTGGCATAAATCTCATAATCCTTAAGCATTGCATTAGGTGTAAAACGTGTCACAAATGACAAACCACCGGTGTTTTTAAGCTCACGCCTCAGGTCTTTAATATTTTGTTCAGCTGTTTTTAGTTTTAATCCCCATTCAGCCAAAGCCATATCTTTAGTTTGCTCTTTAGCAAATTTACTTGCTTCTTCGGTTGTTGCTTTTAGCTCATTTTGAAGTTCTTTTAGCGTTTCAGCATGGTCTTTTGCTGCTTTTTTTGCCACATCGTGACTATCAACTAACTTATAAATAGCAATTCCGGTAAGAACTGCTAAACCCGCTGGCCCACCAACTAGTGCTAATGCACCTTTTAATATACCAGTAGCTGTTGCCAATATCCCCATTTGAACCGCAGCAACCTTGGAAACTTGGCTCATCATCGCTATTCCGGTAATGGCAGACTTAGTCGATAAAGACAATTTAACAAGAGATGCTTGTAAATACTCAACTCCACCTTTTAATAGCTTAATGCCACCCAATATAGCAGTTGAACCAAATCTTGTAGCAAGTAAAGTTAACGCAACATCAGCATGTTCAGCTAGTAAAAAGAAAGAGTTAGATGCTAAACTTACAGCAGTTGCTAAGGTTTTGCCTATTGTATCGGCAAGAGTTCCACCACTTTCAACCAACTCATTAAAGCGAGTGAAGGTAGATTTTAGCGCCTCATTTAATCCGGCTTGACCAACTTGGCGATAGATTTTTTCAAAGCTATCCTCAATATTGGATAATACGCCATTCATGGTTTTCATTTGCTCGGACATTGCTCCGGCAAAATTAATATCACCAAGCGAACGGAGGTATTTTTCAATTTCGGCAGCATTTTTCTGAACAGTGGTTGTTACACCTTGAAAGGTAAAACTCACTTTTTCATTTTCAGCACGAGCCTTAATACCAAAGGTTTTAAGCCTTTCAAACTCGCCAACGGTAGCTGCTGCGACTGCATCAACAAAATCCTTAATGTTCTTCCCAAAAGCAGATGCTGTATTACCATAAGAGGTAAGAGCTGCTTCAGATGGATCTAAACCCAAGGCTTTTAAGCGAATAAATGCCTCAACAATTTCATTGAGCTGATAAGGAGTATCAATTGCAAACTTTTCAATTAAAGCAAATGCCTGTTGAGCTCCTTGGGCAGAACCTGTAACAGTTTTAAGAGAGCCTGACAGTTGTTCAAAAGATTTATTGGCGTTAAAAATAGCTGAGAATGTGTTTTTTAATCCCTGAAACCCAAGGTATGCGCCAAATAAAGCAGTTCCTTTACGAATTACATTATTAAAAGTGCGAGCTGTTGCATCTAAAGCCTTTAAATTATCATTGGCCGGTGTGATAACATTAGTAATCTGACGAAATGCTCTTTCGCCATCAGCGCCAAGGCTTTTGAATTCTTTGCGCACCTTATCGCCACCGACTGCTGCAAGACGTATGCTTAAATTTTTTACCGCACTCATGATTTTTCCTATAAAAAAACACCCCAACCAAACGATTAGGGTGTTGTATATTTTTAATATTGTAATAGGCTATTTTTTTATTACTTCCCAGTATCCAGCCTTAGTAGAACCTACACGTCTAATTTTATTTTCTTTTTTTAGTAGACGCATATTTTTTTCTATTCCACCAACACTTATACCTAAGGATTTTGCCAATTCAGGGATAGTAATTTTAGGGTTGTTTTTTAACTCATTAAGAATTTTTACCTTACTTTCTCCCTTACTTTCTCCCTTACTTTCTCCCTTACTTTCTCCCTTACTTTCTCCCTTACTTTCTCCCTTACTTTCTCCCTTACTATTTTCCTTTGGATTATCAAATTCTTTATTAAAAGGAAGTGTAACACGTATTGCGGTATCCAAAAATTCAAAGTTAGAACGGTC